CTTATGTTGTGTATCATGATGTACCAGGAAATCGTGGAATTACAGGTGCAGCTATTATAGAAACTTCACATATTGTCATGCATGTTTGGGATGAAGTGTCTCCAGCATTAATGCAATTTGATGTGTACAGTTGCGGTGAATTTGATGCAGAAACTATTTGTAAAAAAATACAAAAAGATTTTAATGTAACTAAAATAGACTATAAATTTTTAGATAGAGAAAATGGATTAAAAGATGTTTCTGGTGGATATCATGTTTATAAAGATAGATTAAAAGATTTAGTTATAAAAAATCATGAACAAAAAGAAAAAGAAGCAAAAGAAAAACTATTATTAAAGACAAGAAAAGAAGTAGATATAAATAAAAACGGTTCTGGATATACTATAAAAAATGGTGTAAACGCAGGAAAAACTTTAGCTCATATACAGATACCTACTAAAAACATTTAAAGGAGGGGTCCATGAAAAGATGGATAGCGCAAAAACTTTTAACATTTTTTGGTCGTATGGAAAATAAATTGTGGAGATATCTTTACGTCTGCAATAGAAGAAAACCAAAATGAAACTAAACGAAAATACAAAAAAATTGAAGGACATTAATGAGAAATTGTATTTATTGGGTTTGTAAAGGTTTTTGTCTCTTGTTAAAAGATTGTAAATGTAATAAATTAAAAATATGTTCAATAAAAAAATCAAAATATCTGTAGATAATAATGGAACCCCTAATTACGATGTAAAAGACTTACCAAATTATTTTTCTATTATACCTAAAAATTTTCCTCTTTATTTTAATACGATCCCTAAAACAATATATAATTCTAAATTACATTTTTTTAATAAACAGCATAGGACTATAAAAACATGTGCTGGATTTATAAATTTGTTTAAAAGATCTATTTTAGTACGCTCTCCTTTAGATATACAAGTTATTTTTAACGATACACAAATTGAAATTATAAATGTAGGAGTGGAAGCTTGTAGCAAACCAGTAGTGACTCAACATGACAACATCCAACTTTTAGATTATGTCCCCCATCAAGAAAAATACAAAATGATTATAAAAATAAATTTTTGGATTAATATAGATCCATCTGTTAGTTTGTTAATGCACAATCCTTGGTATCATTTTTTAAAAACAGAAATTTGTCCTGGAATATTACCCAAAAACTATAATGGTAACTTAAATTTTTTTATTCCCATAGAAAAAAATAAAAAAGAGTTGTTGATCAGACAAGGAGATCCATTATTTATGTTAACCCCTTTAACCGAAAGTAGTTTAAAATTAACTTTTGAAAAAAAAGAAGTTAATCACATATTTCATCCTACTTTTTCTCTTTTAAAAAAATATATATTAAACAACGTAATAAAATAATGAAATATAATCAAGATACTATTATTATAAAAGATAATTTTTTAAAAAAAACACTATTTCAAAAAATAAAAAAAGAGTTAACTACTTTAACTTTTGTAAATAGAAGCGTAACTATAGAAGATAATAATGCATATCAAAAAATATATTTTAATCATATTTTAACTCCAGAACATTATGCGGTAAAAGAAGTTAAAAAATACATTGAAAAAATACATGCAATAAAAATTATTAAAATGCGTTCTTTTTATTTTTTAAGTCCTCCTAATAAAACACCAAGTCCGCATTGTGATAAGGATAATATTAATTTTTTAATTTATTTAAAAGGAAATGAATTAATTAATAATGGAACTGGTTTTTATGAGAAAAAAAATGAAATAGATTCATTTGAATTAAACACTCATATTGGATTTAAAGAAAATAGAGCAGTTATGTTTTCTGGAAATAGGCTACATTCTACCTTACAGTTTAATGATAATTGCTCTGGTCGTTATATAATGACAAATTTTATTAAAAAATGGGAGGTGTTATGAAGTTATCAGCAAATTTTAATTTAACAGAATTAACAAAGTCACAGACTGCCGAGCGAAAAGGAATTCCTAATAATCCCTCTCCAGGGCAATTAGATCATTTAAAAAATTTATGCATGAATGTATTACAACCCATTCGTTCTAATTTTGATAAACCTGTTATTATTTCATCAGGATATCGTAGCTCAGAGTTATGTGTTGCTATTGGTAGTTCCATAACTTCACAGCATACCGAAGGAAAAGCCGCTGATCTAGAAGTCCCAGGTATTGATAATAAACAATTAGCAGAATGGATAAAAAATAATTTAGAATATGACCAACTTATATTAGAATTTTATAAAGAAGGCGAACCAGATAGCGGATGGGTTCATGTATCATATAATGGATCAGATAACAGAAAACAAAATTTACTTGCTTATAAAGATGAAAATAATAAAACAAAATATAGACCATGGTAGAAATTAAAAATATTTTCCCTAATTATATAGGAATTAAAAATATAGATTTAAATAAATTTAAGATAGTAAATAAAAATTTTAAAAAAACTTTTGAATCTAAATTATATACAAGTTTAGGAGACAGTAATTTATTTTTAAAGAAACACATTAATTATTTTAATGTACAGTTAACCGAAATTTTTTCTCACATATTTAAAGCTATGAATAAAAAAACTTTTGTTTTTAATGTTACTGATATTTGGGTAAATATTTATAATAATCAAGATTTTCAAGGATCTCATACACATCCTTCTGACTATTGTTTTATTTTATATTATGAAATAGAAAAATCATATACAGTGTTCAATTCGCCTGTTAAAGATTTACTAGAACAAAGACTAAAAGTAAAAGGTTTGTTTTTTAGGGAGTATGAGCCAAATTGTAAAAAAGGTGATTTATTAGTATTTCCAGGATATTTACAACATTGGGTTAGACCTAATTCAAATTCAAAAACAATAGCTGGTAATATTAAAATAATGGATTTACATTAATGATAGAAGATAAAAGTATAAATTTTAAAAATTATATGGCAGCAGATGTAACTCCTTTAGTTTTAGCTTTAAATTTATTAGGTAAAAATTTAATTGGTTTGGAACTAGGAGTGTGCCAAGGTACTAGTTTGTATACAATTTTAAACAATTGTCATATTAAAAAATTATATGGAGTTGATTCATGGCTCCCCTATTCTGATTTTTTAAAAAGGAATCCTGATGGAGAAGCGGCTTATCATGTAAACAAAGAACAAAGTGACTTTAATAAACTGTTAACTTATCACAGATTAAAGTATGTGGTTGATTGTGACAAAATAACAATTATAGAAGCAGATTCATTAAAAGCTGTTAAAAAAATAAAAAATGAAAGTTTAGACTTTATATTTTTTGATGCAATGATGACGGAAGAACAATCTTATAATGAAGCAAAGGCCTATTATCCAAAAATAAAAAAAGGAGGTTTGTTTACAGGGCATGATGCAAAGTGCACTAAACAAGTTATTGAACCACTAAAAAAAGTAATGTCAGAGTATAAAAATAAAAATGAAATAATTACCTATGGTACATGTTTCATGTTTAGGTGTTGAATTAATGCCAATAACTAGATCACAAATGACAAGGCAGCTACAACCAGGATTAGGTAAATCTTGGAGAGGCTCTAAAAAGAAAGTTTCTCAGTATGCCAAAAAAACCAAATCCAGTAGCAAAAAAACTAAGGTCTAGAACTTTTAAGCCTCAAGTGGTACAATCTAAGAAGTTGTACAACCGCAAAAAGGAGAAGTTTTACACTCTCAAAGCGGCCGCTATTAAGGAGATATATGAAACGTAAAAAAATTAAAAAATATTACGGTGGTGGAGCTACTGATACTGGAGACATGGGGTCAGAAGCAGCTAATGCCGCCTCTACTGCAGCGGGAGCAGCTTCTGTAGGCGCTGGAGATAGTGGTCCTACTGATCCAGGAATTGCTACAGATTCAATTACATCTTTAGGAGGAAACTTCACAGCAAGATCAAAAACATTAGGTTTAGGTAATTTACTGCCTGGATCTGGTGTATTTAATGCAATAGGAGCGATAAGAGATACTGCTGTAGGAAGAAAAGCTATGGGATTAAGTTCTCCAAATTATTCAAGTCCTAAGGAAACAGATTCGGGTGGAGGGGAAGATATTAAAAAAAAGAAATTAATCCCTGAATATGAAAAATTATCTAAAGGTGGCGAGTTTTCTTTTTCTAAAAACATACAACAAAGTTACTATAAGGATATTTTATAATGTCGAAAAAAAAAGAAACAGAATGGGAAAAAATTAAACGTATGGGTACAAAAGAATATTTGTATGATGCAACAACTGAAAAAATGAGGTCTTCGTTAAGAAGAGAGTTTAATAAAACAGGTCAATACTATTTTGAATTTTCAAAAGGTGGACAAGTTAATTATTATAAGGATTTAGTATAATGGCTACCTCAGGAACAACTAGTTTTAATTTAACTATCGATGAACTTATAGAAGAAGCATATAACAGATGTGGTATGAGACCTAATTCTGGATATGATATGCGTAGAGCAAGACGTAATTTAAATCTTTTATTTTCTGAGTGGGGAAACAGAGGAGTACATCTTTGGAAAGTAGGACATACAGAAGTTGCATTAGTTAATGGAACAAGAAGCTATACTACTCCATCTGATTGTAATGATGTATTAGAAGCTTATGTATCTACAGGATCTGGAAATGGACCAAGCATACAAGATGTGTCTTTAACAAAAATAGACAGATCCGCATACGCAGGAAGACCTGATAAAGGAACTACAGGACAACCTTCAGAATATTATGTAGATAGACAAGAAACTCCAATTATTTATTTGTATCATACACCTAATGCTGCAACTTATACTTATTTAAAATATTATTACATGCAAAAAATTGAAGATGCAGGAGCCTACACAAATAATCCTGATATTGTATTTAGATTTTTACCATGCATGATTTCAGGTCTTGCTTATTATTTATCTTTTGAAAAAAGACCTGATTTAACTCAAGGATTAAAATTGGCATATGAGGATGAAATGGCAAGAGCTTTAGATGGAGATGGATCTAGAACTTCTTTATATGTTGCACCACAAACTTATTTTGGAGATGGAGTTGCATAATGGCTTACGCAAAAGGAAATAAATCTTTAACTACTTCTGATCGTTCGGGACAAGTTTTTCCTTATCATGAAATGGTCACAGAGTGGACGGGAGCGCTTGTTCATATTTCTGAATACGAGCCTAAACATCCACAATTACGTAGAAGAAAAGTAGTGTCCGATGCTATTGCTTTACAAAATTCTAGACCTCAAGATTTTCAATTACCTACTAATGTAGGAGGAGTTATTTCTAGTTCAGGTGGACAAGGAATGATAACCGCTAATTTAACTCTACCAGGTGATTTTGCTTTTATGTCTAATGGAATGCAACCAGATAGTGGAGCAGAACAAAATAGACGAAGAACTATACTGTCTTTAGTAGGACAAGTAACAATAGGAATATCATAATGGCTATAACTTATTCTGATTTTTTAACTCAAATAAGAAGCTACACTGAAGTAGACTCTAATGTTTTATCAAATACATTAATAGATCAATTTATTACTAATATTGAATTAGATATAGCAGGAAAAGTAGACTATGATGATTTAAGAAAATACTCTACTTCTAGTTTCATTACTAATCAAAGATATTTATCTATGCCTTCCGATTTAGTTATATTAAGATCAGTGCAGACTATTATATCTGGAACTAGAACTTTTTTAGAAAAAAGAGATGTTAGTTTTATATCTGAATACAATAACACAGGAGCTACAGGAACCCCTATTTATTATGCAAATTGGGATGACAATACTATTGTAGTGGCACCTACTCCTAATGCAGCAGCTGCAGCTGGACAAGTACAAATCAATTATATTATTGATCCTCCACATTTTACTTCTACTAATAGCACTTATTTAGCACAACATCAGCAGGGAATGTTATTACATGGTGTTTTAACAGAATGCTTTGCTTACTTAAAAGGCCCTGCGGATATGTACAAACTGTATTCTGACAAGTATAATGAAGAAATACAAGCTTTTGCTCTACAACAAATGGGTAGAAGACGTAGAGGAGAATACGATGATGGAGTACCTAGAGTTAAGGTTGCTTCACCATCACCATAAACAAAATTAATAAGGAGAAATAATTATGGCAATTACAACAAACGCAATTACTAATTCATTTAAAGAAGATCTATTAAATGGTTTGCATGACTTCGCTCCATCAACAGGCGATGTTTTTAAATTAGCACTATACGATTCATCTGCATCTATCGGTGCAGACACTACTTCATACGCAGTAGGTATCTCAGGACAAGTTGGAGATACTGGACAGTATGTTGCAGGTGGCGGAGCATTAGTGAACGCTTTAGTATCAGTAAACGGAACAACAGCTTTTGTAGACTTTAACGATTTATCATTCACTGGAGTTACTCTAACAGCTAGAGGAGCTTTAATTTATAACACATCTGAATCTAGTAAATCAGTATGTGTGTTAGATTTCGGTGGAGACAAAACTGCAACTGCTGGAACATTTACTATTCAGTTCCCTGATGCAAACGATACTCAAGCGATTATAAGAATATCGTAATAAAGAGATAATATGGAATGGCCAATGCTTGGAATGAACTTGTCTGGGGTATAGGAAATTACGGAGAGCAAAATAATTGCACTGTAATTGCTTCTGGATCTAGTTCAATATCAAGCGTTGGTTCATCCGATGTTCAAACAGAACAAAAAATCGAATTAGTAGGAATTGCATTAACTGCAAATTTAGGTAACGCTACTGAAAATATCATAGATGATGGATGGGGAGCACAGCTTTGGGGCTATGGTGCTTGGGGTATTAAAGGTGATGTCTTATTACAAGGGCAACAATTAAATACTGCTATCAACGATGTTACTTTCTCTATATCAGCTGAAGTAGATGTAACAGGATCTGCATTACAAACATTTACAGGACAATCTGCATCTAGAGTTGATGCTGATGTTCCAACAACAGGATCTGCATTACAAACATTTACTGGTAACGAAGGAACAGAAGGAAATGCAGTTGTTATTCCAACAGGAGCAACTGCTACATTTACTTCAGGGCAAGCTACTATTGATCCAACTTATCTAATTGGTGAAGGTTGGGGCAGAGATACTTTTGGAAACTGGGCGTGGGGAGTTAATTATTCTGTTATCGCTGCTGGTGCTAATGGATTATCCGCAACTGTTGTTACAGGAAACGAAGATGCATTTACGGATTACACTCAAGAAATAACTGTTTCGTTTGGATTAAATACAGCAATAAATCCTGTAGATATTCAAGCAGGAGCAAATATTTATGTTAATGTTACTGAACATACCATTAATACCGATATAGAACCTGCAACTATAGAAGGAACTGCTTTAGTAGAACCTACTGGAATCGGATTTAATACTGATATAGGAGTAGCTGAAGCTGGACTTTTAACAGAAGTACCAGTAACAGGAAGTGAAATAAGAGTATATAGTGGAAATGAAGACACTTCTGGAAATGCTACTGTATCGGTAACAGGTTCTTCCGCAACAACAGCAGCAGGTCAAGCTAGTTATATAGCTGGATTTGACGTTACAGGAAGTTCTTTACAAACACTTAATGGGGCAGTGTCCATAACTGGTACAGGTAAAGTAATACCTACTGGTACTGGATTGACAGTTAATACAATTACACCTAATATTATCGCATGGGCTGAAGTTGACACAGGTACTTCTGTTGTATGGACACCAGTTGATATAGCGGCATAGGTATAGTAAAATACTAATAGGAGATTTTAAAAAATTATGGCATCAAGTTATTCTACAGATCTTAAACTCGAACTAATGGTCACTGGCGAAAACGCTGGTACATGGGGTGATAAAACAAATACAAATTTAAACTTAATTCAACAATCCGTAGCGGGTTATCAAGAAATAGATGTTGCGTCAGCTGATGTAACTTTAACAATGGATGATGCTGCAATTTCAAATGCAAGAAACATGACTTTAAAATTTACTGGAACTCTTGCAGCAAATAGAACAGTAAACTTTCCAACAGGAATAGAAAAATTATTTAACATTATTGATGGAACAGACCACGCAGGTTACACATTAACTTTTAAAGTAACTTCTCAAACAGGATTTTTATTATGTGAAGGTCATTCTTATATTTGTCATGCAAATGGAACAGACATCATAAAAGATTTAGAGTTTAAAACATGGAGAGTAGTTAGTGCTGCAGAAACAGTTCAGGCAGGAGCACAGATTTTGGCTAACACTAATGGAGGTGCTTTTACTTTGACTTTACCAGCTTCTCCAGCTACAGGAGATGAGGTTTCTGTAGTGGATCAAGGATATGATTTTAATACCAACGCTTTAACTATTGGTAGAAATAGTTCTAACATAGCAAACGCTGCAGCTGATTTAACAATCAATACACAAGGCGCAGGATTCACATTAGTATATTCAGGAGACGCAACTACTGGTTGGACATATAAGGAGAAATAATACATGGCTAATTACGAAGCTACGAAATATGATTTCTCTGGAGCGAGTTTAACAGGAATTGAAGGTGTTAATACTGGTCTTATTGTTCCTTGGGCAAATAATTCTACACCATCAGGATTTTTAGATTGCGATGGAGCAGCAGTAAGCAGATCAACCTATGCCGCTTTATTTGCTGTAGTAGGTACTACTTATGGAGTTGGAGATGGATCTACTACTTTTAATCTTCCAGATCTAACAGATAAAGTTGTTGTAGGGAAATCACCAACTAAAGCATTAGCTTCTACTGGAGGAGCAAATGCAGTTACAAATACTGGAAATATATCTGGGAGTGTAGGAAACACCACTTTAACAACTCCTACTATTGCCGCTCACACTCATCCAATGCAGTTAATGGCAGGGGGAGCTGGAAATATGAGCATTGATGGTGAGAACAGGGGAGCAATGTCTGGAGGTACCACTAGCTCTGGCTCGTCTGGTGGAGCGGGGGCACACACACATCCTATAGCCGCAACTTTTACTGGAAATTCTGATAGTGTGTTACAACCTTATGCAACAGTTAAATATATTATTAAAACTTAAAAATTATGGCAAATTACGAAGCAACAAGATACAATTTTGACGGAGCAAACCTAACGGATATAGAGGGAGTAAATACAGGTATTATATTACCTTGGTCTAATGCTGCTGTTCCATCAGGATTTTTAGAATGCAATGGAGCAGCAGTAAGTAGAAGTACTTATGCTGCATTATTTGCAGTAGTAAGTACTACTTGGGGAGTTGGAGACGGCTCTACTACTTTTAATTTACCTGATTTAACTGATAGATGTTGTGTACAATCTTCTCCGACTAAATCATTTGCAACAACAGGGGGAGCTAATGCTGTACCTGTAGCTGGGAATATAGGTGGTTCTCTTGGACAGACTAGCCTTACAACTCCTACTATTGCCTCTCACTCTCACACCGTTGGTATAAAAGGAAACCCACCTGGTCCTGGACGATTTGGTGTATCAACTCAATCTGCACAACCTCCTGGATCAACAGGATCTACTGGAGGAAATGTTGGACATGATCATCCTTTTTCAGCCAGTTTTACAGGTGACGCAAAAAATGTTTTACAACCTTATTTAACAGTTATGTATGTAATTAAAACGTAGAGATTTATTATGGCAAATTATGAAAACACAAGATATGATTTTGATGGTGCTAATTTAACTGGTATACAAGGAGTTAATACTGGGTTAATTATACCGTGGTCAGATTCTTCTATACCAACAGGATTTTTAGAATGCGATGGAACAGCAGTAAGTAGAAGTACTTATGCAGCATTATTTGCTGTGGTAGGAACTGCTTATGGAGTAGGAGATGGTTCTACTACTTTTAATCTTCCAGATTTACAAAATAGAGTATGTCAACATAAATCTCCTACGAAATCACAGTATTCAACAGGAGGAGCTGACACTGTTGCTGCAACTGGTAATGTTACTGGAGGAGCTATTGGAAACACTACAGTATCTACCCCACAGTTGCCTTCTCATACTCATTCTATGGCCAGTTCATTCTTTTCTGGAGGAGGAGCACAGACAGGAGCAGGATCAGGAACCGCTGGTTCTTCTGGTGGAGGAGGAGCACATACTCATCCTTTATCATCAGCTAATTTTGTAGGGGATGCAAATTCAGTCTTGCAACCATACCTAACTTTAGTATATATTATAAAAACATAAGGAGAAAAAATGTCAAAACACGGAACTTGGACTGTAATATTTATAGACCAAACAATAGTTAAAAGAACTGGAGAATTTAATACCTCTACTGCTAGAGGATATGTTTGCGGGGGCACTGATTTTTGGATGCAACCTAAATTTTCAAATTTACATGCTATACAATTTACTGATGACAATATAGATAATGATCAAGTAGAATACGCAGATAGTAGACCAAATAGTAGGTATGATGCTTCTATACTTGGAGATTTTCAACAATTTATTGATTTATGGGATGCAAAACATTTATCGGTTCTACAAGAAAATTGGGATAATGATAACGTCTTTTTAGGAAAAGACGCTGAAGGAAACCCAATAATGGAGACTGTAGAAGAAAAAATAGCAAGATTAGGACAAAGACCGACAAGCTATTCTTCTTAAAATGCAATTACAAAAAGCTATTATTAGATTTGATAGGCTCTTTAACACCTGTCTAATAGATAGAATTATCAATTATTTAAATTTTGAAAAATCTTTACCTTTACCTACGTTAGGTGGAGACACTGAAAAAATAAGAAAAGTAAAAGGATTTAATGTCTCTTCGGAACCTTATAATAATATTAATAATAAAGATATAACTAAACAAGTTTTATTTAATTTTATAAAACAAGCATTGCAGATAGCTTTGTTAAATTATACAGTTAGGTTTAGAGAATGTGTTTATAAGGATATTTATCAGACTGATTTTTTAATATATGATGTAAATGGTAAATATGAAATCCACGTAGACGACTGCCCTGAAACTACTCGAAGATTAAGTATCATAGTTAATTTAAATGAAGATTATGAAGGTGGAGATTTTATATTTTTTAACCCATCAAATAACAAAGATATAATTCATAGAGAATCTTTAAAAAAAGGAACTATATTAATATTCCCTTCTAATTTTTTATATCCTCATAGTATTGAACCAATAACTAAAGGAACTAGGTATAGTTTAGTATCATGGGCAACATAAGAGAACAAAAATACATATTTGTTAAAGGTTTTTTAAGTAATGAAGAGTTAGCTATTTTACAACCGTGGTGCAAACAACGAGCTTTAACTTCTATTGAAACTGATGACCAATGTCCATATAGTCCTTCTTTCTATAATGATATTTTATTAGAAAATTTACTGCTGTCTAAAAAGAAAAAAGTAGAAGAAATATCAGGATTGAATTTACATGAAACATATGTTTTTTGGAGAGCTTATATACACGGATCTACTTTAAAAGATCACTCAGATAGGGCTTCATGCGAAATAAGTGTTACTGTAAACATAGACAGCTGCGGTACAAAATGGCCAATACATATGGATAATAATTGGTTAGAAATGGACATTGGAGATGCTGTTGTATACCTAGGGTGCGAGTTACTTCATGGAAGAAAAACTTTTGAAGGAAGATATTGTGCTCAGGCTTTTTTACATTATGTAGATGCTGATGGATTATTCAGTGATTTTAAAGGAGATAAATATGTCAAACAAGCAAAACTTCAATATAAATAATTTTATAGGAATTTTTGATAATTACCTTCCTTCTGTAGCAATAGACAAAAGTATCGAATGGTTTGAAAAAGAAGAAAAACAAAAAAATTCTTATGATAGATTATCCCAAGGAGTCACAGAAAAGTTTAAAAAAGACACTTCAGTATTATTACACTTTAAAGAAAATGATGGCTGGCTACAAGAAATACCAGGATTGGTAGAAAACTTAATGTTTGCAGTTAAAACTTATTTAGACAGAGTGCCTTTAAAAGATTATTTAAATTATGAGGATTTAGAATTTAATTCTATGAAAATTCAAAAAACATCTCCAGGAGGTGGTTATCATGTATGGCATGTGGAAGCGAGTGATAATTTAGAATTATTAAAAAGGGTGATTGCTTTTTCTATTTATTTAAATGATGTAGAGGAAGGTGGAGAAACAGAATTTTTATATCAAAGTGTAAGAGTACAACCAATTAAAGGAAGAATAGTTATTTGGCCAGCTTTTTTTCCTTATGTGCACAGAGGAAATCCTCCATTGAAACATGAAAAATATATAATAACTTCTTGGTTAAGTGGTAAGTACAGACTTTTAGGTTAATGTTTCCGACTTAAGTTTTTCATTGATTCTTCTAAAAGAATCAAAAAATGTAAAATTAAACACTACGTTTATTCTTTCTTTTTCAGAATCTATAAGATCTGTTCCGTGAAGTAACTCTGGAGGAGATATAATCCAATCACCTGGTTTAGGTGTAAATTTTATTTCTAGCTCTGGAAAAACTAAAGGACACCCTTCGGTTAAATACAATATTCCATGTAATGTATTATGATTATGTAACGCTACATGGTCTCCTTTTTTTAAACAATTTCCCCATGCGTCAATTACTTTTACCTCTTTACTTAATATGTATTCTGAGGACAATATATGTTTGCGTGAATCCATTATATCAGTAAAAAATACACTAAAATCAACATCCTTAATAAAAAAATCCCAATCTGTCATTCCCCCACGTACATAAGTATGGTTAGAAGTTTCTTTAGATAAATTATTTTTAATTTTTAATTTTAAATTATGAAGTATATGTTGTTTAGTATAATTTCCAAAAAGTAGTCTAACTGTTCTTGGATAAGTAATAGAAAGAGAGCCAATCGTTTTTTCTGATATAAATTTATCGTTTTGTGTAAATTCTATCATGTTTTTAAATATTTAAATTTTTCAAAATCTTTTTCATAATGAGTGTAGACTATTTTTTTACTGTTGTCATCATATACATCTCTCCATGATTTTTCATATGTTTGTTTATTATAATGAGGCATTTTTACATTTAAATATTTTTCTATTTCTTCTATTTCTTCTATTTTGAATATAGTTACATTATCGGAAGTATCTAACCAAGTGCACTGTGGAAGAAACATATACGTATTCATATAACGAAAATTACAGTTATCTTGCTTTAAAAAAAATTCAATAAAATGACGAAAACTATAATTTTTAAATGGAATAGTTAAATCCAAATTATTATTAAAACAATGTGAATAAAATTTCATTTTTTGTTGAAGAAAAAAATAAACACTTACCATTCTAGAAAAAGGATTTCTACAAGTAGAAAAAATTTCTTTGTATATAAAATTATTTAAAATTGCTTTTGCTTTCATTTGTTGACAAGTAAAATGACCATTAAAAGGATATGAATATTTTTCTTCTAAAATAGCTTTAATAGATATTCCACCGTTTTTAGGAATATGAATAAATAATTTCATTTTTTATTTTATATTTATTTTATATTTAAAGGTTAAAACCATTCTTAAATCATTAACGTCTCTTCTTACGTCTCTAGCGCAGTGAGGATATCCTCCGTCAAATACTATTATTCTAGTTGGTTTAGGAATTATACTTTTAATAATTTCATTTTGAGATTGATTAAAAAAAACAGTCTCTCCGCCGTAATCTACTTTCCAACTATTATTTAAATAAAACATGACTGTAATACCTTTGGCTGTTTCATCTCCATAATCTGTGTGCACCTCATGCACTGTTCCAAAAGGATTTGCACTAGCATATACTCTTTGTTCGTTTAAAAAATCATATATGTTTAAATCTTTTAAAATACTTTCAGATATTGTTTTTAATTTATTTTCAATTTTATTTTTAAAATTTAAATAATAATTAAATTTTCTCCATTTAGTCTCATCTTTTCCAGCCCCTATAAATCTCCATTGGACTTTATCCCTAAAATAAAAATAAAAATCATCCATATCCTTTTTATCATAGACATTATCTAAAACACAAAACATGTCTTGTTCCAATGTATTAGCAAAAGAAATAATTGAAACTTCTTTGTTTTCCTGTCTATTTTTATTAAAAATATAGACTAACTCTTCTGCTTTTTCTCCTATTAAATTTTTAATTATAGATCTATCTGTTTCTGTTTTAACTGTAAAAAAATCATTTCCATAAATAGAATGAAATAATCCAGCAAAACAAATATCTTCATGACATTCCCATTTTCTTAAAATATTGTAGGTTCCTATTAAATGGTTAAATAGGTTTGATTTTGAATGGTTTGTAAGATTTGTTTTTTTCTCTATTAAATAAGTAATACATTTAATGTATTTGTTCATAGCTGTTTTTTACTACAATACTAACAAAAACGCAATAAAACGAGGACAGCGTTGTTTTACTATAAAGAATAATAAGGTATAATGCCTTATGCCATTAAGTTTAATAAATATAAGACCAGGCTTTAATAAACAAATAACCGATACAGCTGCTGAAGGGCAATATGTAAATGGTGATTTTGTTCGTTTTCGTTATGGGCTACCAGAAAAAATAGGTGGATGGGAAAAATTAACTACTAATACTATAGTAGGAGTTATCCGTGCTCAACATCAATGGACAGATTTAAATGGTAGGAGGTATGTTGCGTTAGGCACGCAAAGAGGTCTTTTTATTTATTACGAAGAATCTTTTTATGATATTACCCCAGTGGAATCTCCTCAATCAGGAGGAACTTTTGATACTACTTCTGGTTCCGCTTTAGTCACTGTTAATTTAACAGGACATAATTTATCTACTGGCGATTTATTTACATTTACTTCCGTAACACCTCCAACAGGAGCAGGATATACCACCGCTAATTTTGAAGATCAAACTTTTGAAGTAACTAATGCTACGATTAATACGTTTACAGTAACCATGGCGACTAATGCCACAGCTAACAACAGCGGTAGCGGTGCATGTACCATTAATAGATATGTAACAGTAGGCCCTGTTGGTCAAACCTATGGATATGGTTTTGGAACAGGAAGATGGGGAGGAGCTACTGGGGTTACTACTACATTAAACGGAGCGATCGATGCGGTGGTTACTACCATTACATTAACAAGCACAACTGGTTTTCCTTCTGTAGGTTTTATTAAAATAGATAATGAATTAATTAGTTATACAGGAATATCTAGTAATGACTTAACAGGTTGCACTAGAGGAATAAATGGAACTATCGCAGCGGTTCATTCTAATGGAGTAGGAGTAGAGGCTTTTACTTCATGGGGAGAAGCATCTTTATCTTCTTCTGTTACTTTAGATCCAGCAGATTGGTCTTTAGATAATTATGGACAAATATTAACTGCAACTATTTTAAACGGAAGAACTTTTACATGGCAACCAATTAATGCCAATATTAATGCTCTTCAAACTAGAGCAACCGTTATGACTAATGCTCCTACTAAAACGGCTGTTAGTATTGTATCTGATCAAGATAGACATTTTATTCACTTAGGAACAGAAACAACGATTGGCAATCCATCTACACAAGACAAAATGTTTATTAGATTTTCCGATCAAGAAAACTTTAATGATTATCAACCAACTTCTGTAAATACAGCTGGAACATTTAGAATAGATGATGGAACAGAAATTATGGGGGTAGTAAAAGGAAAAGATTATATTTTAGTATTAACTGATACTGCTGCTTATACCATGCAATATGTAGGAGCTCCTTTTACTTTTAGTATAAGAAAAGTAGGATCTAATTGTGGTTTAGTAGGTTCTCATGCTTTAGTATTTGTGGATGGTGTTGTGTATTGGATGGATGACAATGGAGGATTTAATGCTTTTAATGGAACGGTTCAAAAAATTCCTTGCACAGTAGAAGATTTTGTTTTTACTACTAATAATCCAGGTGACTTAGGAATTAATTACAATGCTGCAAGATTAGTGTATGCGGGACACAATTCATTGTTTAATGAAATTAATTGGTTTTATCCTTCTAACTCTGCGAGTGAAATTGATAGATGTGTAACTTATAATTATCAAGATCGAGTTTGGTATACCAGTTCTTTAGCAAGAACCACTTATTACGATGCTCATATCTATGATAATCCTTATGCAAGTTCTTTTAATACTACAGGAGTTCCTAACTTTCCTACTATTCAAGGTGTCACTAATATTAGTGGATCGTCCACTTTTTGGGCACATGAAACAGGAATAGATCAACTTGCTGATGGAGTAACCACACCTATACAATCGTTTATTGAATCAGGTGACTTTCAATTACATCAAGACGGAGACGGAGAAACATTTACAAAGATAAGAAGATTTATTCCAGATTTTCAAAGATTAGATGGAACTGCAACGATTACTATTTTATTGAAAGATTATCCTTCGGACACAGCGGTATCCTCTTCTTTAGGGCCTTTCTCTATAACTTCATCTACTCAAAAAATAGATACTAGAGCAAGAGGAAGAGCAGCTAGTTTAAAAATATCTAATACCTCTTCTGGTCAAAGTTGGAGATACGGAACTTTTAGAGCAGATGTTCAACCAGATGGAAGACGATAAAATTTATCGTAATCAATCTTGTAGGCTATCGAAACTGCTTTTTTAACTATTTCCATATTAAAATTAATAGAATTTAAATTTTTATTAAAGTTATCTTTCCAATCAATATTTAAATTATATAAAGATATATTAAGTTTATCTAATAAAAAATTTTTAAAATTTTCACCGAAACCATCTTCGAATCTCCAAACTAAACAATTTTCGTTTACAAATTCCCATTGAGGTCTAAACCAATTATTTCCAAAAGAACCCAAACCATTTTTTTGAAAAGTTATATAATCTAAAACATTATCAACAGTGTCTAGTTTCCAGTTAAGAGAAAAGTGTAAATCTAAATCTATACGTGCGGCACTTATAAACCTAGATAAAGGATCTCTAACGATGGTGAATTTTTTTGAGTTTTTATATATATTAAAATCATTTAATAGAGATTCATGTAAGTGCATAAGTTCTATACCTTTATAATAAATTTCTGCTGGGCAATCAAAATTACTTTTAAATTGATTGGATAATAATAATTTTTTTACATATCTACCTCCTGTTCTTGGTATATGAACAAAGTAAATATTTAAGCCCTCTTTATAAAAATGCATAAACATGATATATTACACTATATCTTATAATACAATATTAATATGGCAAAAATAACAGCATATATACCTGAGCCAAGTATCACTCATGATTACAATAATGAACAACAAAAGTTACAGGCTTTAGAGACAATAAAAAATCAATTGAACACTTCTTTTCAAGAAGAGTTAAAACAAGAAGTAGAAAGAATGAATTGGTTTTTAGCTGGGAGTAAATGCTAATGAGTTGTAACAATGTCAATCCAATAACAGGTGGAAGTACAGTCGATGACATTCCGTTTTATTTAGCAATTCAACAAGGTAAAGTTCCTGGTTACTCTATGGTTAATAAATTTGGATATAATGATTCAATTGGATCAGGCTCTTTTGAAACTATTTGGGAAACAGGAAGCAATTATCCTTGGCAAACAGCTCAAGCCACTCTTGATGTAGTCAGTGATAATGCTAACGATGATGTAGTAGGAACAGCTGGAAGAACTTTAAGAATACAAGGACTTGATTCTTCTTATGCTCTTGTAGAAGAGACTGTTGATTTAGATGGTACAAACACAGTTACTACAACACAACAATTTTTACGAGTTTATAGAATGTCTATAGTAACAGCAGGGTCTTTTGGAAATAATGAAGGTACAATTACAGCTACTTATACAGGTGGCGTTGATGTTGCTGCAACTATATCTCCAGGTAATGGTCAAACTTTAATGTGCTTATATACCATACCTGCAGGTTATACTGGTTATTTATTATCAATAGATGTATCCTCTGGTAAAGACCAAGAAATGAAATTTAAATTTATACAACGAGATAATAATGTTGCTAATGCAGCGTTTCAAACAAAACAATTTTTAGATGTTAGGGGCGGACAGACAACTGTTATCTTTAATGCAATTAGTGTAATAACTCAAAAGTCAGATATTTATATTTCAGCATTAGCAAGTTCTACCTCTTCTGCTTCTGCTTCATTTGATTTATTATTAGTACAGGATGGATATTAATGGCAAATTTTTATCAAAATGCATTCTATGATCCTAACACTACAGCAGCTGTAGTTGTTTACACAGCACCTGCTAATGCAAGAGCGATCATTCAAAATATACAAGTCACTAATGAAAGTGGTAGCAAAGTATGTAAAGCAAGTATTGACGATGCCTCTACTTCCACTACTTATCAAATAGCCTATGCCTCTATATCAGGGCCTACTATTTGTAATTTAGCAAAAGGAACTATTATACTAGAAGAAAATGATTCGCTGTTACTTGAAACTAATGATACAACTGCTATAAGTGCGGTATGTTCTATATTAGAAATATCTAGAGAAGATCAGAATGGCTAAAAAAGCAAAAGGATTTGGTACTAATAACTTTATTAAATCTAAAAGAAGAAAACGACCTGGTAGGCATTCTAAGAAACATAAGGGAAAAAAGAAGAGTGGACGAGGACAAGGTTTTCCGCTATAAAGAATTATGTTTTATATTTGGCATACATTACTAATAGCTTTGTTTATAACTATAGGATTTGTATTAGGTTATAAATTAGGAAATAAAAAAACAACTATAGAAGAACAACCTAAAGGAAAATGTCCTTTTGGTTTTGATCAGGAGGAATAATGAACGTAATAAAAATACCAGCACAAGCAAAAGAAATTGTAAAAAATAAAAAAACTGGAAAAGTATACGCTGATAAAGCAGAGTTTGATGCAGATGTAGCTAATCCTGCAACAGATACTACAGCAGAAGATTTCCAACAAGATTTACAAATCACTGTTGCTTCCGTAACTACTAAACCAGCAGCTAATTAATCTATGCAACCAATAGGTGGCACTGAGTTACAATATGCTCAGTTATATAAACATGTGGATAATGATTTATTAAATCATTTTCAAATCACTACTTCTGTTCCAGAAAAAATACCTTTAGCTAAAGAT